TCCATAATAATTGGGATGCCGTTGCAACGTTGTAGAAACTCAGGAGTAAGATAAATGGTGTCACGTCTGTATACCCATTCATTGAGCTTCGGCCTATAGCTAAATCCGGTTCCACTAATCCGCATGTCAACAAGGCACACATTTTCGACATATTGAGGGGATACAAGTTCTTCATCTCTAATTGCCTCTGCAAGCTCTAGCTCTGTCATTCCATGCAATTTACGCAAAGCGATTAGGCAACCTGGATGGATTTGTATGCTTGCGACCTGATTTGGGTCTATCCATAAACACGTATCATGTTCATGATTTAATTTGGGAACAAATTCATCATCACAATCGTATTGAAAAGTCGTAAAATCAACACCATTTTTGACTCTGCGGCACAAAAATTTTCCTGCATGACCAGATCGATAACCAGTTTCTTCCATGCATTCACGAATTGCACATTGCTCGATAGTCTCATGATCTTTCTTAACACCACCAGGAAATGCCCAACCTTCGCCATCTAACCGGTGACAGAATAGCACCCTACCTTTTGGTGATTTAAATAGAATACCAGCCGCAACAATCATGGAAGTCTGACTTCCTTTGGGTGCGGATCTGATGGTTGCATGTTGTCTTTAGTGCGAGGCTTAACTTCTTCTGGCTTACGCTGATGTTGACGCTGCTCAAATGCATCTATACGAGCGGCCAAAGCGTCAACCGCAGAAACCAGTTTTTCAACCGGAGTAGACGTACCTTTAGTGAAGCCCAAGTGTTGATTATCGTCATCGCGTTCTACACCCGAGATTTTGCCTTCCTTCCTAGCTTTATTGAAGGCAGTATTACCTCCTTCATAACCATATTGCTCCCGCATTTGATGCAAGATTTTATGACCTTTTTCAGTCAGGGCATCTTTAACTTCAATCTTATACGCAGAATCATCTACTCCGGTTAATTTGCCTGCATTTTTGGAGGCATAGAAAACCTGTTCACCCTTTTCAGGGCCATATTGCTTTTTCATTGAAGTTAAGATTTTTTGACCTTTTTCAGTCAAAGGCATAGCTACTATCCTGGCAAAGGTTGTACATTACCAGTGCTCTTCCGGTGGAATACGCCAACAATTTTTGTCATATTAGCTCTTCGCACTTCCGCTACATATATCCAACCATCAGCACCAAGGGTATCAAAATCTTTTTGTAATTCTTCTATCGGCTTGTCAGGATCAAGTTCTATAAGCAAATATTCTATTTTCTCAGCCGCTTTTGATTGTCCGTACTGCAATGGTAACTTCAACTTTCTCCAGATGCTCAATGTCTGATCCCTTGTTGATTGAAAAATCGAATTTAATGTCTCCATCAGATAACTCATTATTTACCATAGCTTCCCAAAGCCCAAATTCCAAATCAGCAATAACACTACGTAATCTTTCTGGGATTTCCATATTTATGACTCGGCCGGGTAAATCTTCCTTGTCGATTTCGAAGATATCTAACTGTGATTTCTTCCCAACTTTCTTCTGGTTCTTCCTTAACCGTTAATTTCTTAGCCAAATTCGTTAGATCACGTTCCGAAACCTTATACCGGCGTCGCAAAAAAGATAATGATTTCGCAACTTCACTTGGCAGAGCCATCTTTGATATGTTCCAGAAGTCTTATGACTTGAGCATCATCAGCACGTGACATCTTTACTTTAGGAATATCTGGTGCTACGTCCTTTTCAGGATCTCCACCAGCCGCCATTTGCTCATGGTGCAACTTATCATCTTTCTTAAGTTGCTTTAGCAATGTCTTATAGTCTAAATTCAACGGGCTCGCATATAGAAGCTTATTATTCGTAATTGCATCAGCCATCCATTGAATTAAACGAGCCTTATTTTCTGGATCAAAGCTAAATTCCAAGATTTGATATACAGAAATAGCAGCCTTCATCTTAGTATCATCAACTTTTACCTGATCAGAATCAGGTTCACGTAGATATGGAGGCCAAATGGCTTGATAACTATTCACCCATTCATAAAACGCTTCTTTATAAGTCATATCTCCATATTTTTCTGGGTATTTCTTACTCATACTTTTGTAAAATTCGGGGGTCCAAGCCCGATGCATAACAATTCGGTCCAGAAATCGATATATAGGATCCATAGTCTCGCGTAAGCGATCCATATATCTGGCGACGGCTTTGGCATCTTCAGAACCTTCGCCGAATCCTTCAGCAAAACTTTCTTGGGTGAGGAGTTTGACCGGCATGTCGGTTGCACTTGCGATATTTTCAAGTATATTACGTCGTGCGAGGACATGCGGCCCCTCCAGGTTTTGCATATTTAATGATTCCACACCCTCATCCGGTGTGACATTGATCACGTTGCCAGTTTCAGCCTCTTTTACAATAGAGCGTTTCCAGGCTGTGGCCCATGACATAATGTTATCGACGAAATTGCCGGGTTGCTTGATTTTTGCAACCAAAACACCGACCTTGGTTTCTACCAGATCATCTGCTATAAGAGACTTGATATATGACTTAAGTGGGTAGAAAGCGCGTTGATAAGCACTGCGACCCACAAACCCAAAAGCAGAGGTAGTATACCCAAGATAAATAGGCTTTTCATTCGTGACCGTAACGGTTCTCGAGGCATGATATAAGATCCCACTTACTGCGATTTGCCTGTACTTCATAAAATCCATAGCATTTGGATTTTGATTTAGCACAAGGCTGCCAGCAGTATTAAGAGGATCCAAGATATTGAAACTAATATTAAGCTCAGGGAGATCCCAGTAATTAATTGGCTCATTGCTTGTTACTCCATCCACCAATAGAGCGATTGAGGAAATTCCATAGATACGACTTACTGTCATCATGTTATGAACGAGATAATCACCTCCTATCATCTTCCATTCATTTTCAAACGCCTCAGCACAATGTTCCGCAGGACTATCAGGAATTTTGATATCACGCTTTTGGCTCAAGGCAAGGGACACTGGCCCTTCAGCTATGCGCGCTCCTAAAGGGTGATATAGATAGATTTCCTTGCACGTTTCATAAGAAACTATGTCACCTGGAACGATATCTGGCGCGACCAGTAGCTCTTGGAGAGCATTACCGGGTATGGAGCCGCCATTGGGTGAAATAGGAATTGACGCCATTTAGATTGAAACCGTAAACGTCATGTTGGCGGGACAGCTTTGCACATAGCATCCATTTGTAAACGGGATAGATGTTGCACCCATAAGAGTTTTGGGCCAAGTAGGAGCAGTCAGTCCTGGAGTTAAAGCAACTCCGGGCCTCGGCTCATACATACTGGCCAATGCCCTCAAGCTTGCGGAGAACAAGGTGTGAGTAGGACTACCGGCAGAAGGTGCTGCCTCAGTAAGATTAACAGTCGCGCCAGTCACACCTGAACCGGCACCAGAAACATAAGTCAACGGTGCCGGCGAAGGCGGAAACGTTGTATAGTCACCCGGATTTGCTATGCTGTTGATTGCAGTGATTCCTACAGCAGCACCAACGGTGACATTGAGTAGTGCAGGAGCTCCAACACCTCCACCAACTGCATAGACTGCCGTACCAGCCACACCACCTGTGCCCGCTCCCGCGATTGCTGCACTCCCAACCCCAGAGGTAAATGGATCAACCAATGTCATTGGAGTAGAATCATCTGTAGATGCAGATGTTGGTTGTGCCATCGTAAAGGCACTAATTGTTCCAGCACCAGTCGCTAAGGCCGTACCGACACTGGCAGATGTGACCGTGTGTGGAGTTGCCGCTAGAGGAGTTACATCAGCCATTGGAGTCCTCACACTGTTGTAACATTGAATGTGGCTCCATCAGGACACGATTGAAGTACAAGGTGAATGAAAGGAATATCAAACGAGAGTAAATTCTTTGCAGCATCAGGAGAAAACCCTCCATTCAGACTAGGATTAAAATTAAATACCGTAACAGGCTGAAAACCTTCAGGATTATTATCAACTAGGCAAAAATGATCATGGTAATCTGAAGTATCAGGGGCAGCAAGATAATTGATAGTCGTCAGAGTGGCGTTAGTATCTATAGAGGCACCTACACTAGTCGAATCGAGTGCGAATGTTCCTGCCATGGGACACCTTCAGGCTGTCGTAACCGAGTATGTCGCCCCTTTGGGGCATGACTGAACATACAAACTTGTGAAAGGAATACTATAAGCACTCTGCTTATGAGTAGCATGTGGTGAGTGTCCTCCACCAGCATGTGCATTCTGATTATAGATTACACGAGGAGGAATCACACCATTATCAACTATACAGATATAGCCAGTGGTTGGTAATCCGGAACTAGGATCAAATGTGGGGACTTCATAGCTAGTTGGTGCTCCAGTGTAAAGAATCTGGGTAACATTTCCAGCAAGATTATCAATTACTGTTCCTACTGAAGCTCCGGTAATAGGAAGAACTCCATGTGCCATGTTAGTATCCTTCCCAGTTGCCGAGTCCAATTGTCACACCATAAGTGAAACAATCGAGCAAATCATCTTGCCTATCTTCTGTATCACCTACACGGAACCCAAGAATCTGGCCCAGCAAATGGTTCTTTGTCACTTGTTTGTATGTAACGATACGATCATAAGCAGTCTTAAGGATCTTTACCCGCTTCTGGTATATATACCCTGACGCGTTGATGGCACGTTCCGCTTTCCCCAATTGAGTGAGCTTCTGTGGGAGCTCGCTTGCAGGGAGGTTTCGGCGGCGCGCTTGCTGTAGAAGGATGGTGCCCGAGCCCTTGTCCTCGATGAACGCACCTTTGGAACCGAGTCTGGAACCACACTGAGTGGCATATTCGTCCAGATTTCGATAGATGACTGGGAGCCATAACTCAAGCATACTACCTTCGATCTGCAAGTATTCGTAGTCGATAAGTTTGAGCCAGTGTTCGTCCCCCAATTGCTCGTAAGCCCAGTAGATGACTCCGGTGCCATCATTTTCCTTCCCGGTCTTGACCGCCGTATCTAAAGTTGCATAGACATACAAACAACGCGAGGGGAAGTCTTCAGGCTTCCCCTCGGTCAACAGATTATCTATGGAGAAGAATGCCTCTCCGGCCCAATCTACAAACTCAGCCAAATACTCTTGTGCATAAACAAGAGGAGCATTGTCACGCTCTAATCGTTCGAGTTCGTCAGCAGGAAGATGGGGATTGCTATGGGATGGGGCATGGTATTCGATGAATCCATACTCTGGAAGATTGCAGATCCGCCAAAAGAGATTATCTTCATTAATGCCATTCGTATTCGAAGCGATGATAGCGGCTCCTCTGAAATCAAGCAAAGTAGGCCGAATTGCTTTCGTCCATATTCCAGTGGCATTTGATTTTGTAAAAGCAGCTTCATCTATAATCACCAAATGATAGCGACGCGAACGCCCTGCCTTCTCATCTTCCAAGGTCCAAAGTTCAATACGACCGCCCGTGGTCGTTTTGATTATCCCCAAATTTCTAGAACTATTTGATATCGTTGGTTCAAGTGTAAGTTCGTTTTCCGAATACGCTTCAGACGCATAACGATAGTTGGGAACGAACCAACCGACTTGGGCTCCCTTGGCCGCAAAATCACAGGCAATAGTCTTTAAGAACGCAGTCTTACCCCATCGCCGCCCGCACCGCAAAGCACGAAACCGAGCAGGCATATTAAAGGCTTCTACTTGCCCCGGATGTAGCCGGGGAAGAGAAATAAGCCTTTCCGAAGGATCATGGACAGGGTAGAAAGGTGCGTTCATCTGTATTTGCCAAGAGAATGAAGAAGGCTGAGCACACGCCTAAAATAGAAATGACTCGCGCGGTCATTCACCATCTTGATTATTACAGGAGGCGGTCTCTTGGTTACTCGTTTTCCTACGACCACCGGCTTAACCTCTGGCACTGCGATTTCTTCCACATCAGACATGATAGACTCCTTTGCCCACTCAGTCCATGCATTCCTATCAGACTCAACATGCGGCCAATCAATAAAACAAGGCAATAGCATAACGGGAGTGTTATCACACTTCCTGTGAAATTGGTGGTGCCTCAGTCTGGACTAAATCCTCCTGTTGAGGCCCCGGCTCCTTTGGGAGAGTATACTCTCCTGCCTTGATATCCACAATTTGAGTATCTGGGCCATCGACTTGTTGATTATAATACGTGTGTCTCGCTTTCTGCCAAGCATCATCAATATCACGAGCATCGATGGTTGCAACACGCTTGTTGATGAAACCGAGCACTCTTTGACCTCTAACCTCATTTGTGGTAATATTTTCCAGAATAACAGAAAACGTAGCCATTTGACACCTTCTTGAGTGGTTGGGGAAGCCGTAGACCGACGGATAACGGCTTCCCCGTATACCAGAACACTAGCAGGGGACCGGGGGCAGGTGACGCCAGTGTCCCGATATGACGTGTAACACAATCACCCTTGCACTCTAGGTTGTAACCGTTGTATAATGCTTTACAGGGCCGCAGTAGGATGAGACCCTGTGTCAACTTGCCGGTGGTGATAGTGCAGAGCCTCGCTAAGCCCTTATATCACCATCGGTCTTCTCTAACAAGGAGTAGACTATGGGTTACTTTCGTTTCCACAGGAGTATTGGCAACAAGTTCTTCAGACTCAACGTGTCGAAGTCGGGTTTGAGCCTTACCAGCGGTATTCCCGGCATTCATGTCAACACGCCCATTGTCAGCACGCGCAAGCGTAAAGGCATGGTCACACTCGGCATTCCAGGCACTGGACTGTCATACCGGCAGCAAATTGGCGAAAGTGGTATGAGCCCGCGCCGCCGAGCCAATGATAATGAACTGCCGCCATTTAGCACACAGTTTGTGTTTTTCATTGTCGGCTTCATTATCCTTGCCGCGATGTATTTGGTGTTTTCATGAGCGACATTATTGCTGATATCGTAATTGCTATGATTATTTTGGTGATAGCATCACCATTCTTACTCATTGCATGGGGTATTTGCAGCTTCGCTTGGAATATCATCAAATTAGCATGGTATCTGGTTATGCTGGTCGGCTGTCTGTTCAGTGTAACTGCTCTTGCCTTGGCTTACCCATTCGCGTGGTACTTAGACCGACGACAAGAAAGGCGGCCTAAGTTGCATACAACTCAGGCCAAGTTTGGGAGTGAACCAGAGTTTAAATGGTCAGACATCGTCATAAACATAGTAGATGAGCCGCCGCCTAGGAAGCAAAGGAAAAAGATAGAACTACGCAAGAATGCACGAGGAGTCTATTCTCCAGATGGGTCATGACCATTGCCCTTGGGCCGAGCACCTTTCTCATGTTCTGGCATTATGATATCAGTGCCCGGTAGTGAAGGAAGACCTCCCTCAATGCGGATCGTTACACCAGCAGTGACATCTTGTGTCACCTGCGCCAACCGTGGATGGACATACACGCTCACAGCCTTAGCTGCTTCTATTCGCGTCTGCATTGGTAGCGTATCACACTGGTACGTCGCGGTTAAAAACTCTTGTGGAGACAGACCCGGTTTGTTATACGGTTTCAATGCCTCCGGTTCAAGGATTTCCTGGTCTGGGTTTTTGGCCA